ACACGTTGAGATGCCTGCCGTGTTGACGGTGCAGGGCAAATTTAACGTCCAGATCAGCCGGCATTTAATTGATCCGTTCCACGCGCTCCAGGACGACCGGGTGCGCCGGGTGGTGATCCTCAAACCGACACGCGGAGGCGGAACGTTGCTGGCTGACGTGTGGTGCAACTGGGTGATGGCGGTGGACCCTGGTCCGTTTATGTTTAATTTGCACACTGACACAGTGGCGCGAGCGCACGCAGAGACGCGGATCATGCCAATGCTGGACAGGTGCGGGCCGATCCAGGCGTTGATTAACCGGGAAGACAGACACGCCAAGCGCAAGACAAGTATCTTATTTAACAACGGTTTCCCAATCTGGATTCAGGGACCGTCGATTGGCAACCTTCAGGCGCGCGGTGTGCGCTACATGGTATGCGACGAGATCTGGGACCGGACAGCATGGAAAGACGGACGCCTTGACGAAGCTCTGGCGCGTTTAGGTGACTACGACAAGATCCAGAACAGCAAATGTCTTTTTGTCTCCCAAGGCGGGTGGAAATCGGATCCGCTTGACGATTGGTGGAATACCTCCAACCGGAACGAGTGGCAGGTGCAATGTCCGAGCTGTCATAAATATCAAACACCTGTATGGCGCGGGCTGAGGCCGGATAAGACCCGGTATGGCATTGTTTACGATGGCGACGCGGTGAGCGAGGAAGCGCGGGTCTGCGAGTCGATCCGCTGGGAATGTGAGCATTGCGGCGATGCTCAGAAATGGTCTTACAAGCTGGCGGCATTCTGGAACCGGACCGGGCGATATAAGCAGCAAGGCGAATCTCGGACCGTCGCCGGGTATCACTGGAACGCGCTGATAGTCCGTCAATTCGAGATCCTGGCAGAGGCATGGTGTAAGGCGAACAGGGCAGCGGCGAGCGGTGATTATGAATATCTGCGCACGTTTATCCAGAAGAACTTGGCAGAACCTTGGGACGACTCCAGACTGATCGAGGCGGCGCCGGTTGAGACGATACAGCTGTCTGACTCAAAATCATGGCCTGAAGAAAAATACCGGCTGATGTGTGTGGACGTGCAGGAGACGGAGCTTTATTACACGGTGCGCGGATTTGATGGCGAGGGGAATAGCAGACGTTTGGATTTTGGGCGCGTCATTGGGCATGAGACGATCCGGGATATCCAACAGCAGTGGGAAGTGCCTGACAACCATGTTGGAATTGACGCCGGGTTTAATCAGCGGGAGGTGGCGAAATGGGCGGTGGAGTACCGTTGGATTTTGTTGAAGGGATCTGACCAGCGCGGATTCAAGCACAAGGTAGGGACCGGGAAGAAGGCGCGTCAGATCGAGCGTATTTACTCAAAGCCTCAAGGGGTGGACCCGCATCGAGGGACAACAGCGGGAGGCAGGCAATTTGCAACACTGATCCAGTTTAGCGACTATGATGCGCAAGACATGGTGCAACGGTGCTTAGAGGGCAAGACGTCCGTAAAATGGCAGCGGGTTGAATGCGGAGATCCTGAAAAGGAATTGATGTGGGAAAACCAACTCAACGGGACCAAGCGTAAAAAGGATGTCAAATCCTCCGGCGCGGTGACCTGGGGTTTTACCAAAAATCCAAACGATCACTTACGCGATACTGAGAAAATGATATTGGTCATGGCAACAATCAAAGGGTTGGACTTGACAAAATCGGTGAAATAAGCGACGTTTGAAGCGTTGCAGGTTTTTCGGTTTTTTCTCCTGCAATGTCGTCATAGATAGGATTGGTAACATAGTGATACGAGACAGCCTCACCTAGCGCATGGGTGAGGCTGTTTTGTTTTCAAACCTGATCCATAGCCCACTTGAAAAACCTCTTATCATCCTCCGAAGCTCCTTTAAACCAAACGCTTGCAAGCTCGATCATGTAATTTTGCTTGCTGATGGCAGGCTCATAATACACGGGTGAGCCTTTGATTTTAACGGATCTCATGAATCCCTTGTCAACGATCCTGTCACAGACGGTGCGCAGTGTTGCGTCTTTCCTTCCATCTCCGACACCGGACTTTGACAGTTCTTCAATGGTGAATTTGCCGACCTCCCAAGCGAAGGTCATGATTGCGTATTGGCTGGGCGTTAATACATCCATAGCAATATAAAATCAGCCGTTTGTCTTTTTTGCAAGGTGGTTGTAAGCATTGACGAGGATGAATTATTTTATCGGCAAATCGCAAGCATGGTTGGAGACGGAGCTGGACAAGTGCCAGGCCGATTATGCAGCCGGTAAAACAACGGTGAGCGTGAGCGCGGGTGATGCGACAACAGGAAAACAGGTCAGCATGAGCTTGGAGCGCCGGATGCAACAGATCCTAAAAGCGTTGCACATCCTTGACCCGGTAACCTACCCGGCAAGCAGCGTGATCCCACAACGCCAAACCAAGGCAGCTTTTAACTGATGGCGACGAAACCGTACAGGATTTTAGACAGAAGAGGTAAGCGGACCAGCGCAGGTCAAGCGCCAGTCGCCAATAATAAACTTTATCCAGCGGCGACGCCAACGACAGACAGGCGCAGCACACCGCAGCTTGATTACGACGCTTACAACCTGGTCAGCACGACCGGCCGGCGCAACCTGATGAACGCAGGGCGCTATCTGATGGCGGGTAACAGCGTTGTCAGATCGGCGGTTACTGACATGGTCCGTTTGAGCGCATCGAATTACCAGATGCACTTTTACACGCAGGACGCGGACTGGAACTCGCGCGCGGAAGAGCTATTGCGAGGTCATGATCTAATCTGCGACATGCGCGGGGGCGGGTACAACATGCGCACGATCACGGAATTTATCGTCCGTGCGCCATACGTTGACGGAGATATTGGGATCATCAAATTTTTTACTCCGGCGGGTTACCCAATGTATCAATGCGTACCAGCGCATCGGATCATGTCGCCAAGCGGGATCCAGAACGGAATCATCACCGGCGGGCGTTATGATGGCATGCGGTACATTGACGGAGTCATCGTCAACGACTACCTGCGGCCGATGGCTTATTTGGTTTCCGTCGGATCTGACAAGCGTTACAGCGCTGACGTGATGGCGGTACCTGCGTCTGACATGGTCCTGGCGTACGTGCCAGAGTTTCCTGACCAGGTGCGCGGGTACTCTCAATTAGGCGCATCTATTTTTGATTGGCAGGACGTTCAAGACACACGTCGTTTCGACCTGATCGGGCGCAAGGTGCGGGCATCTCGGGCGATGATTATCCACAACGAGAGCGGCGAAGCAGATGAGACGCAGCGGATATTGGATGACGGGCTGGACATCACCGACAACAAGTTGATCTCCATCAGTAAAGAGACCTTGGACGGCGGAACTATTGAGTATTTTAAAGCATCCACCGGGGCCAAGATCGAAGCCATACCGGACGACCGACCAAGCACAAACGGAATGGAGTTTGATCGGATGGTCACACGTGACGCGCTGGCAAGTATCGGCTGGAGTTACGACTACGCCATTGACCCAACCAAGGCAGGCGGCGCTCAAATGCGAGTGGTGATTGAAAAGATCAACCGGACCATTGCACACATCCAGCGCACTTTGATTGAGCCTGTCCGACGGCAACTGGATAACTGGCGGATCAACGTATTTATGCAGCGCGGAGATCTGCCGTTTAATCCTGATTGGATGCGGTTTAGATACCAGGTGCCTGCCAAGTTGACAGCAGACGCTAAGTATCAGAGCCAGGTCGATCTCATGGAGTACGCTGCCGGGTTTACAACGCAGGAGCGCATTGCCGCGAACAGATCGTCAAATTGGGAGGACGATCAGGACCAAAAAATCCGGGAAATTAAACGGGCGATTGAGCGAGCAAACGCGGAGGGCATTGACCCGATGTATCTGCTGTCAGGAATCGCAAATCAGAATTTACTGTCAATTTTAGCAACTCAAGATGCTGCACAATTTACACAAACTAGCGACTAACGAGACCTGGCTGATGCAGCCAGCGGCACACGCCACAATGATGAAAGTCATTGAGCGCATGGAGGACGCGCCGAAGCGGTACGCGGAAATCTGCGGCGAGGCGGTGGAGCTGCCATCTATGCGCATAGAAAACGGAACAGCCATCATTCCAATCAATGGCGTCATGGTGCGCGGGGTAAGCATGGCTGAGAAAATCGGCGGCGTTGTCTGCATGGAGGACATCGAGCGTGATGTGATTTACGCAATGGAATCTCCAGAGGTGGAACGGGTTGTCCTAGACATTGACTCACCTGGCGGGATGTACAACGGCACACCGGAACTGGCTGAAGTCGTCGCCAAGTGCAAAGAGCGAAAACCGATGGCGGCATTTACTGCCGGGACGATGGCGAGCGCTGCGTATTATGTCGGATCGGCAACCGGCAACGTGATGTCAACCTCCAGCGCGTCAACCGGATCCATCGGGGTCGTCCTGATGTGGCCGGACGTCTCAAAAGCGATGGAAGACGAAGGCATTAAGATCAAGGTCTTTTCCTCGGGTGAATACAAAGGCATGACGCCAGAGGTGGAACTGACTGACAAGCAGTCTGAGTACATGCAGCAGCGTGTGATGAGCCTGGCAGATGATTTTTACTCGCATGTAATGGGGCAGCGAGCGGGGGTAAATGCAGCCGCGTTTGACGGTCGGGTTTTTATGGCCAAGGAAGCCTTGGAACTCGGGTTGATTGACGGGACGGCGCGAAACGTAAACGAAGTGATCGAAATGATGAACGCATCAGAAGAAATCCAGGCGCTGAAAGCAACTGTCAATCAGCTCCGGGAAGAATTGAAAGAAGCCCGTGCGGAAATTACCGCATTGACGGATCTTGTGACCGAACAGGCCAGCTCGAAAGAGCCTGAGCCGGAAGCACAGGAAGAACAGCCAGACATTAACGCGATTGTCGAACAAGCAGTTGCTGAAAAAATGGCAGAACTGAAAAACGAAACCAAGGCGAACGCAGCTCAAGAGGTTTCCAAGATCATCGCCAGCGCTGGACAGGCTGGACCGATCCCAGAAGCCCAGACCAAACCAACCTCCGAACTCACCGGGCTTGAACGTGCTATTGCTGCACACAAGCAAGCTCAACGATAATACAATTTTAGCAACTGAGATACAATGGCAAGACAAACATTATTGGATATTGCCCGGCTTAACGGGCATGATCGGGTTGTCGGGTTAATTGAAGAAAACCTGACCTACGCACCTGAACTCAACGTCATTCCTGCGCGAACCATCCGCGGAACGTCGTATAAAATCACAACTCGCTCCAGTTATCCTGGCGTGAGTTTTAGAAACGCCAACGAAGGCGGGACACCAACCAAGTCAACATTCACCTCCAAGCTGGTTGAATGCTACATCCTCAACGCTGTTATTCAATGCGACAAGGCAGTGGCTGACGCGTATGAAGACGGGGCAGCAGCTTGGCAGATGATCGAAGCCGACGGCGTGATGCGTCAAGGGCTGATTGAGATCGGCAAACAGGTATTCCAAGGAACATCCACAGACGCCAAAGGATTCCCAGGTCTGCAAGAGATCCACACAGCTCTCAACACTGGCATTGTGGTTGACGCAGACGGGTCAACTGCCGGAACCGGGTCTAGCGTTTACGCTGTTAAATACGGCGCGCAGGGTGTGCAGATGATCTTTGGATCTGACACAACATTCCAACTGGGTGATTTTACAACTCAGCAAATCACAAGCGACAGCGGATCAACTTATTTCGACGCATATGTCTCCAGCTTGACAAGCTGGGTGGGTATGCAGGTCGGAAACCCGAACGCGGTTGGACGCATCAAGGATTTGACCGAGGACAGCGGCAAAGGGCTGACTGATACCATCATCGCCAAGCTGCTGGAGAAATTCCCAGTCGGATACATGCCGGACGCTCTGTTCATGACCCGCCGATCTGCGCGTCAATTACAAGTGTCTCGATCTGTTGTGATCAACGCAGGTCCTACCGGCGGAAACGCAGTTGGGTCCATCAGCAACATCGCTCCAATGCCGACCGAAGCCTTTGGAATCCCGATCATCGTCACGGACTCCATCACCGACACCGAAACACTCAGCTAAGGAGATTTGAATAATGGCTAACATCAACGGGCGCAGAATTAAAGACGCCACATTTATCGACGCATCTGCGGCGCTTCCAACAGCAGACGGAACCAGTTACAGCGCAGATATTGATTTGGAGATCACAGGCTACAAGGGCGAGAACTACGAGCTTGAAGTTACGATCCCATCATTGACAGCTGAAGATCTGCCAAACGCGGACACATTGACAGTCAATATCGTAGCAGGAGCAGCTGCAAATCCTACATCTGTCATTTTAGGCAGTGTTATTGTCGTAACAGGCACAGGATCAGCATCCACAGCCGTTACTGACACGGTAAGACTTCCGTCTGATTGCCCTCGGTACGTGCGCGCACAATTTGTTGCTGCTGGCGGAACCGGAGACATCAGCGACAAAGACGCAACGGTTCAACTGTTGTTTTAATGTCACTGGTCAGCGACGAACTCGAATCACCGTTGGAGGAATTGGAGACGGATCTGGGATCGGCGACGTTCACTTTTAACAGCGTCGCCTATCCCTGCATCCTATCCACGGAGACGCGCGGATCTGACCTGGAGTCAGGGGGGTATGTGTCAGACGTGGATTTGACCATCCTTGTAAGACGGTCACAACTGCCATCCGCGTTAACGGTTGATTCGACGCTCGTTACTGCTGACAGTACGGCTTACAAAGCCGACAATAACACGATCCATCCGAGGCCGGGGAACCGCGCATCCACGAGCGTCAACGGTTCTCGGGTGTATCGAGTGATAGAGATTAGGCTAGTGCCAGGCGGAAGCCATTACGAGGTTAGGTGCATGGACGCTAACAAATGATTAACGCGACGCTCGAAAAATTACTTGCTGACTGGATGGACAGCCTGACCGGGTGGGCCTATCTTGTGAATTTTTATCCTGGAATCGGGCGCGGCGAATCCGGGTCTGATCCGTCCATGCTTTTACCTCGGTGCGTCATTGCCTGCGAGAATGCTATTGAGCGCATCAAAGAAAGCGGGATTTACGACACTACACTTGTCATCACAGTCACACATAGCGCCGACGATACGACACGTGAAGAGCATGTCAGCGCATGCAGTGAGATACTTTACACGATCACAGATGCAGCCAATATAGTAGCATTTAACCAAACGGTACCGGCGCACATTTATCAGACGTTCGCGCATGAAATAGCCATTGACCGGGTGGACCGGAACTGGCAGACGATCATCACATTGCCGATTGTGGCGAGCCTCGGAAACATGGGCGCATGAATGTCACCTTTGACACAAAAGACTTTGATCGAACCTTTAGGGAATATCTAAAGGTTAACAAGCGCGCATCGGTGGAGCTGATCAATAAAAAAGCCACTCAACTGGCGGCGGTGGCGCTCAACAAAACACCGTTTGCTGGAAACACACGAACACGCGCACAGGCCGAACGTCACATTTACCGGGAGTTAAAAAATCCGCGCAACGACGGAAACGACCGGGGACATAAACGATGGAGCAACCTGGGTGAAGCGATCATTCAACAGGCCAAGTTTAAGCGAGAAGGAAAGTATTACCCGGATGGCCAGTTGCAAACAGAAGCGGCGCAGTTGATCAACGCCAGGAAAAGAAAGATCGGCTTCCTGCGGGCTGGGTGGCTGCCAGCGTTGCGGACCTTAAACCGCCAGGCAATTAAGAACCGATATGTTCATGCCGATTACATTGACCGACTCGGACAACGCGAACAGCGGGAGGCGAAAAAGGTCAGCGCGGGAAAAGATAAGGGCTATGCGATCCCGGCTTACGGTTTGCGGATGCGGGCGACGATTGCCAACAGCGTTAATGTTGGATTACCTCAACGCGCAGAGGCGTTAAGGAAGGCTTTGGAGTATGTCAGACGAGATATGCTCCAGTATATCGCAAAGAAACATAAACAAGTGTTAGATAGATTTCAGAGATGAGTACTCAATTAAGCAACGCCAGCGCGAAGAAAGCTGTGGTATGGGGCAACAATATCGGAGTTGCCTACACGGGCCACGCATCAACAGCGAACATGCCTCAGACTGCGACGTTTACGCAAGACGGGGACGAGCAGGAAATTAGAGATGCAACTGGAGAGGTCCAGACATTTGTCTATTACAACAACAGGGAGACGCTTGACATTGAAGTGATCCCGGTAGGAACAAGTTTAGCAAACGCAAAGACTGCCAACATATCTCCAGCTAAAGGTGATCTTGTAACAATTACAGATCCAGACTCAGCGCACACGGAACTGCCAAGTACTTATTGGATTTGCATCAGCTCAACTCAAACCAACAGCAATACAGCAGAAGTCAGGATCTCAATGAGTTTACGCAAGTACGGAACGAAAAACATTGGCGCTCTCTAATGCCATACATCCACCAATCCGAATCCTGGGCGCGGAGTTTATTTCCGCCTGCGCCAGTTATTAACGGGGTGCAGATTTTGCCGTTGTCAATCGGGCACTTGGCATTGCTGGACATGACAGACGTCTTTTCGAGATTGCAAAACGTGATGACAGCGGGAGGCGCATTGGTTCAGGGGGTGACGATCTGTTCTCAGCTTGTCGAAAAAACGATTGAGCAATTTAACAGGGGCACGTTTGACGCCGAGGTGGAGGAGGTCGGAAAACATATTTTCGAGGGCGACGTCAACCAAGCTGTCAATGCGTTTGCCGAATACCTTTCAGACAGCCAAGACTCTCCAGCGTATTTCAGCAAATCTAAAAAAGGCAAATCCGGGTCTGATTTTTGGATGAGCGTCAAGACATTGATCCAAGAGCGATTACACTTGTCTGATTATGAGATGCTCAACAGGCCGGTCACTCAATGCCTGGCGGAGTATTTTTCAATAGCGGAGATGGAGGGATGGTTGACATTGCAAAGCGCGTCAGATGCCAGCTTGAGCGAACGAGCCAAACAGGATGCGGAATGGGCGCTGGAAATAGCCAAGAAAGTGAGGTCGTCAAATGCCTAGCATGGGAGAGATCGTGGCTCACTTGGGCCTGAATGATTCAAAGTTTAAAGCGGGGGTTAATAATGCCGGAAAGTGGTCGAAGTCAAAGTTTGCGGCCATTGGAACCGCTGCAGCTGGCGCGTTTGCGGCAACTTTTTCAATTCAAAAATTTACAGAATCATTAAATTTTACAGCATCAATTCAAGAACTGGCAGAGCAAACCAGTTTAACGACTGAGGAGTTTCAGCGGCTTAGCTACCAACTCAGGCAGGTTGGAGGGAATCAGCAAGACGTCGTCCGCGGTGTTAATACGCTGGACCGGATGATGGCCAAGGCCAGAGAAGGAAATGAGGCGGCGATCAAAGATTTTGACAGGCTTGGGATCAGTATTAAAAACGTCACTGATGAGAGCCGGCTGGATATTTTAAAGCGGATGGCGGTTGTATTTAACAACCTGGACGAGCAAAGCAGAGGTGGCGCGTTGGATGCGTTAAGGCGTTTGCTCGGGGATGATTCAGCTCGGCGGTTTGTAGCAGCTTTTAAAGAGGATTTTGTCGGAGGGTTAGCATCGGCAAAAGTGATTTCAGATGAAGTTATTTCAAACGCAAAAGCATTAACTGGCGAGCTCCAAAATTTAAATGACACTGTCATGAAAGAGCTTGCTAAGATTTTGTCAGACAATAGCGAAGAAATTGTAAAAATAATACAATTAACAGGTATGGCGGTGGAGCAAATTGGCAATCTAGTAAACTTAATGAAGTTTTTCAAAAATCCAATGAACATTGTGACATTGCCAATAGCTGAAGCTAGAAATTTAATGATTTCAAACGCAATGTCTCAAGCAATTCCATCAAGACAAGTAAACCAAAAATCTGAAGAATATCTTAAAGAAATGCGTGATACTTTGAAAACTATGCAATCACAGCCAGCTGTTTATGGATTGTCAGGATTTTTAATGGGTGAATAACATGGCAGAATTTCTAGGCAGTCAAATCGTTGAACAAGGTCAACAGTGGGCATGGGATCAGCAAACCGGGGACACGTTGATTCGTGCCTGGCGCGGATCTCAGCAATGGGCGACGGCATACCATAACAGTTTGAAGGGCGCTGCCGGAGTATTACGGACAAGACTATCTCAGGACGGTGACGGGGCTGTTTACATCGTCACCGCTGAATATGGCCAGATACAGCAGCAGGCAGAGACGGACGGTAGCATTCCGTATTTCTGGGAACTGGCTGGGAACATGATCGACCGTGAAGTGACATCGAATCCAGCGTTTGACTCACTGACAAATTTTGAAAAAGCAGGCGTTAAAAATGCCATCGCTGACAACCTTGATGGCGCAAATTTAGAGACAGTTTATGCAGCTTGGAACAATCTCCAGAAGTCGCTTTACGACACGCTTTTAAACCAAGAAGCATATCAGGTCAGCTCCTACGTCCTACGAATAAACCGGACACACTCCAGCCTGTACGCCAACACAATCAGCACGGCCAACGTCGGCAAAGTTTACACTTACGCGCAGATACAAGCAGAAGCATCCAGCATTGCCAGCCCGATCAGCGTGAGCATCAACAGCAATATCCCATCCTCTGGGGCATGGTTAAAACAGGCGCCGATCTTGACTGAGTTAAGTAACCGAAAACTACAAATGACTCAGGAATGGTGGTGGTCTGATAATTGGTCAACGGTGCTTTACGACGCAGTAACATGAGCCTTCCAAAATTACCTCCACGATTAACCGGGCGAAGCAAGCTGACGGATTGGCTAAACGCAATGCGTGAGTACGTATCGCGAACGATGCCACAACCGGGCACAAGCGGCCAGTCGGTGACAACACGCGGAACGGTGCGACGCGATAAGACCGGCGGCGGCGGCGGCGGCGGATCTGGAAAACCTCCGAGATGGGCCTGACATTTACAACAGCGGATACGGTAGCGACCGGGGATGAGATCAAAGGCAGTCAACTCAAAAGCCTGGCTGATGCTTTTAATGACCGCCTTCGCTCAGGGGTGGCTGATCCAACGTATCGCATCCATCATTATTTCCTTTCAGCCTGGCGCCAGATCCGAACCGGCGAGGGCCTGACCTTTCCGGCGAACTCTGAATTTCTGGAATCGTACATGCACGTTAATCCGTCTCAAGGATCATACCCGGAACCATATTTCCAGGGAGAGGGCGGTATGAATCCGGGGAACGTCATGATCCAGTTTGTCGCGGGACTGCCTGCCATCGCCTGCCAGGGTGACGAATCTCCGATTAGGTGCCAAGATGAAACGCGGATCAATATCGACATCAGCAACCCGTCCACGCTTCGCGGAAAATGGGAGCTTGCCAAACGACAGCGAGGTTACCGAGATCCAGTGGCAGAGACTCAGGTGGCTCCAGCGGTACAAGCTGCGGATCTGTATAACCTTTACCTCGGCAACTCGGTAAATGATAAGGCCTATGGCGGATTCAGCGCGCAAGGCCTGACTGGCGCAGTCATCCAAAAGACAGCGGCCAAGGCTATTGAGCGGCTTGGGTTTCAGTCATTTGTCTCAGAGTTTCGCGGGTCAACATCGCAACGGGCTGAAGACATCGACGACATCGAAAACATCGCATTCGACTTCCAACATTTTTTAACATCGCAATACCAACTCAGCCCAAACTATGGCACAGGCGGCGCTGCGGTTTATCCGAAGTTTGAAGCAACCGGCGCCACAATATCAGCCGGGGCCATTGGATCACCTCACACGATCAACGCAGAGTTTGTCCTGGGTGGCGCGTTATTTGAAGCTGAAGGTTTGAGCGGATCAGCAACGCTGACCATCAAGCGCGATGGCGTGAAATTGCGACAAGTGACTTTGACGCAAGACAGCTTGGAGTCGCTCCAGTTTTTTGACGTGGAAGCGGGTGGTGAGATCACGGTGACACTGGAGGCAGACGCGGAGTTTGAAGATAGCAACGGAAGGATCACAATCGAATGCAGCGAACTCTACGAGGTGCAGCCTGGACTTCAAGACGCGTATTTATTTCTGAGATTGGCTACAACCACCGGAAACGTCTTGGACGACTCAACCGACGCCATCGGGATCAATTACGCATCCTCGAAGCAAATCAGCGACGATTACAAAGCGTTTGGGTGCCTGATCGGGTCAAACCAAGTACCTCAGCAGGTTGTTTTTGGAGTCAACGATAATCCGGTTTGGGATGCAGCTAGAAGGCGAACGCGGGAATATGTCCGGGTCATCACTCGGGAGTCATTGATGGGGTACTCAGCCACTGCCAATAAATCAACGCTGTATTTCAAGCGCTACAAATTTATTGACGGCGAAAACTATGATATGTGGGATGGCATAGTTGACGCCATTCAGGACGATCCAGATCAGGGCGAGTACTCAAACGAGTGGCTGACGTTCTTTCAATTCAAAGGATTCAACAATTCCGAGAGTAGCATCTGGAAGCCATCTGCATACTCCGATTATTGGAGCATGTCGGAGCGGTGTCAGTTTGCGGGGCAGTCGCTGGAGAACTCTGAGAACGGCGACTACTACGATCATTTCCAAAGCAACCTGGCGCCGGAAGCGTCAACTGGATATCGGTATATAGGGACCACTAACCCGACAAACTTTTTAGACTCAGACGAGCGCTCGCGGTTTTACAAAAGCTGCAAAATTTACGCTCCTGATTACGAAGTGGAGTCAGTTACCTCCACGAACATCGACGGCGTTGAAGCGGTGGCGGTGACTTACAAGACACGCTTTCACAGATCGGCGACGGCTCCGGCGTCAGTTGCGTTTGACATTGGCACATGGGACATTGACCAGATCAATGAGGACGAGTATCGGACCGATGAAAACGCGATCATGTCTTACATCCTGCACGCTCAGCTTGGGGCGGCTATGGTGGCGCGTAAGACAGGGGACACTGCTACCGACTGGCAGCCGGTACTCGGGACCGATCAGCCACATGCTACAATCTACCCGCATTTCTTTTTTACCAAGCTGATCCCGTTTGCGGGTACGGGCGAGGATGGCGTCTGGGAGCGAGACGACGCCAGACCAATAATTGACCAACTCCAGCAATGCGAACTTTATCTGCGGTGCATGTGTGAGGGTTACATCGACGGACCTGGGACGGCGTCTTACGAATGCGATCTCAACGGCTCCAGCCTATACGACTACACATTCCAAGCGCTTTGTCAGGAGGCCAACGGATTAAACCGAATCTCGTTTCTGCCAGCGGATCTTTTGACAGGTGAGACGATATCAGCGGGGCCATTACCTAACACGCTGATGTACGCTGAGGTGTTTAACCAACTGGCGCGGGCGGTTAATCTGCTGGACAAGGCGCGGGTGGCGATACCTTACAAACTGTTTTGCAAAGAGTACTTTTTCGAGACTTACCAGGACATTACAGCCGATTGGGACAACGGCGCATGCACATCCCCACCGGGATCGGTTAAAGCCGTTTGGACCGGGACAGCCCCAGCGCCATCGACTCTGACAGCGGAGACCGACTGGCAGGAATGCACGCAGCCTGGAGGTCCGGGCAACCCTTACGGATTTCAATCCACGGTCAACAGCCAGATCGACGCGTTTACCTGCGGAACGTCTGGCGCGTATTTGCTCAAATCCGAGGCGCTGATCGTTGAGTTTAGATTTGAGCCAAGAGACCCGCTATTTACGGAGGCCATTCCATCTCACATCCTGGAGTTGATGCGGGGTGGTCAAGGCGGGTTTCTTGGCTATCTCCAGACCGCCGAAACAACTCGGGAGATGTATGCGGTGGCGACGGGTGGCGAGGCGATCGAATGCGACAGCAACCAGCTTTTCCATTCTGGCACCGGGTATAATAACAACATCATAACCAACGACTCAACCCAATGCGTTTTAATCTCCAGCGGCGCGTTAGATCCAGGAACCACGGCCTACAGTGGGCACTATCTGATCCGGTGGGGATCTGCGACACATCAATTTTGCTCAGGCGGTTTTAGCCGGACGCTTAACCTGACGGCCGACCCATCAAATACCTCTTTTTTTGTGCAAGTGCCTTTGGTATAGTGACCAAGCTATGATTACACCATATTACAAAGATGATTATGTGACGCTGTATCACGGAGACTGCAAAGAGATTGTTCCGACGCTTGGAAAGTTTGACCTGCTGCTGACTGATCCGCCTTATGGGATCAACGTGGACAAGACGATGGCAAAGCAAGGAGGCACTCAATACGGCAAAGCCGCCGCCGCGAAGCGGAACTACGAATCAACGGGGTGGGATGACAGTGCGCCGCCGCGATGGGTGCTGGAGATGCTGCGAGGCAGTGCCAGATGGCAAATTTTATGGGGCGGCAACTACTATGACGCGCTCCCCGCTGCCCGTGGCTGGCTCGTGTGGGATAAGGAAAACGGCGACAACAACTTTGCGGACTGCGAGCTGGCATGGACGAACCTCGACATCGCGGTTAGGAAAAAAGCTCACATGTGGAACGGCATGATCCGCAAGGGCAAAGAGTCCCGTGACCATCCAACACAAAAACCGCTTGAAATAATGACTTGGTGCATCGGACTCGCCGGAGACGTGCAAACCATCCTTGACCCATTTGCAGGATCGGGGACAACAGGACGGGCAGCAAAGGATCTCGGTAAAAAATGCGTAATGATCGAGCGGGAGGAACGATATTGCGAGATCGCTGCTAAACGCATGGCTCAGGAGGTTTTAGCTTTATCATGAGTGACCAAGCTATGATTACACCATACTATCAAGATGATTATGTGACGCTTTATCACGGGGACTCCGCGCAAATCCTGCCGCTACTTGGTGGCTTCGATCTCCTCCTCACTGATCCGAAATACGGAATCGGCGCTGACGCTGCCGCCGCCAATAACAAAGGCAAGTTTGGATGGAAGTACTATGGAGACAGCAACTGGGACGCCGAAAGAACGCCGCGATGGCTGCTTGAAATGGCTCTTGACCGATGCGAGGAAGGAATTGTGTGGGGAGGGAACTACTTCACAGACTGTCTGCCTCCTCGCATGGGCTGGCTGGTCTGGAACAAAATGCAGCGAGACTTCTCGCTGGCCGATGGCGAACTGGCATGGAGTAGTTACGACAAGGCTCTGCGAATCGCGGACATCTCACGCGGGAAGGCGAATACGGACGGGAAAGAACATCCGACACAAAAGAGCCTCGACCTGATGCGCTGGTGTATCTGCTACGCGGAGCGGGCGGGCGGGAAGCGCATCGAAACCATCCTCGACCCATTTGCCGGATCAGGAACAACAGGACGAGCCGCGAAGGATCTTGGTAAAAAATGCGTGCTGATCGAGCGGGAGGAACGATATTGCGAGATCACAGCTAAACGGATGGCTCAGGAGGTTTTAGCTTTGGTATGAACTACCCACTGCCAAGATTGAGTCGTGTTATTGCTAACGCATCCAAGGCAGTTGTAAGCACCGCTAGAACCGCCATTTCCGAGCGCAGGGTCATTGTGGACGATGCTACACAAAAAAGCCGTTTGTCTTTTTGCCAAACCTGCGAGTATTATCGCGACGACGGACGATGCGCGCACGCGGGTTGCGGATGTTTTGTCAAATTTAAAACCTACCTGTATTCCCAACGCTGCCCGGCTGGGAAATGGTAATTTATGAGCGCAGCCATCACACTTTATCTCGACGTTGAAAACAAGGCGTTGGTCACAAGCCTGACAAACTCCAGCTCGTTTCGCGGGCTGGCGACGGCTTACCAGTACGCATACTTCAACTTTTACATCGTGCCCGTCAGGCCGAACGGCAACATCACCGGCACGCTGTACGAAAAGTTGGACCTAGACAACCTGACCATAAAAATGGCGATAGGCGCCAGGGCAGGCGGTGAGGATCTGCTGGCATACACGGCGCCAGGATCATGGACTAAGGTTTATGACAGCGGATCATCGGGTCCGGGATATTTCAGCGGCGCGTTTAATCTCAACACGACCGAACTTAATACGGCGATGGGGTCCAGCGACTCCATCAGCTCATTTTTTGAGATCCAACTTGGAGACAGCTCCAACTATCGGACGGCATATAATGCAGGGATTACGATCTACGCCACGGTGATGACGTCAGGATCTGCGGCGACCCTACCGACAACAGCGGATCAGTTTTACACCAAGGAAGAGGTTGCCGGGCTGTTTGCCAAGCTGTACGGATCGGAAACCATCACACTTCAAAGCCCGGACGGAACCCGATTCCGAACCCTTGGAATTGATAACGACGGGAACGCGATTGACGATTTGATCTGATGAAAAAGACATTTGCATTTTTAATACCACTGCTGATCCTGGCGTTGTTGTTTAAACCGGATTACACCGGACACGCAGCGGACCGGATCACATTGACGCTGACCATCACCAACACGCCAACGGATGGGAACACGTTTACCCTTAACTCCGACGTCCGGACATGGGCCGATGGTGTGGTTGATCCGGGCATTCAGATCGAGGAACCTGCGAGTATCGGCGAAGCGGCGACAAACCTATTTCTCCAAGTGGCTGCAAATCCATTTAACCGGGTGATTCCGCGATGGGTGGCAACCAATGAGGTGCAGTTTATCGGGGCGACGGATCTGGCAATGGCTGCCAGCTTGTCTGGGACCTGGGGGACACTGGCATACTCAACCAACACGGTCACTCAACTGACTACGGTGCGCGTGCCTATGTCAGGACTGCCCAACAACATCCGCACAAACGAGGCAACGCTGATCGTCACAGCTCTAAACGATTACGCGCAGAATCAACTTGAGGCCGATCTGTTACCGGATGAGATCAACGCATCAACGCTTAATGTCTCCACAGCATCGACAGTTGAAAATCCTGCTATTGCGTTTGATGACGGAACCGGGTTGTACACCACCGGAGGCACGCCAGGCGTATATTTTACAGTCAGCTCTAACGCCGTCGCACAGATCGACGCGGGAAGCATCATCCAGGGAGCATCGACCGCCAAGGCAGAGATCACTACCGACACTCCATCGGGCACAGTGCCAAGTATCCTCCCGCGATCCAGCTATTCAGATACCGGACTTGGGGCGAGCGCAACGGACACGCTGACGCTGATCGCTGGCGGTGTTGCAGGGGTGGATATTGGATCAACCAATGTGATCGTCAACACATGGCTCCAGGCATCCAGCGGGCGTCTTGACGGGCTGACGGTGACAAACTCCACGATCCAAGGCAGCACGTTAACCACTGGAACATACAGCGGAACGATCGGACTATTGACAGGCGGCGACATCTCCGAGACATCTGTCTCTAACGTGGTCCACATTGGTAAAGTCAACATGACGCTGACCAGTTCGACAAGCCTTGCAAACAGTAACGCTGACGTCAATTTTGGCGACGTCAACACAGTTGTCATTAGGTCAGGGCCGAGCGCAGCGTTTACGATCAGCTCCATCGTCGGGTCATCCTCCGGGCGCATGTTGCGATTGATAAACAAGACAGGGCACAACATGACACTCAGCGATTTGACCGGGACCGCTACCAATCAGATCGACACTCTAACAGGGTCCGACTACACAACGACCGGCAACGGCGCAGCGACGCTTATCTATGATCTCACAGATACTAAATGGATTTTAATCTCAACCCGCGACTAATATGCTCACAACAGTTTCAGTTTTAGACAGCTCAACCGAATTGGTTCCCGCAAGCGACACCGGATATAAATTTGTAATGCTCCAAAACGACGGCACGGTGAACGTCCGTGTATCGTTTAGCGGAGGCACGCCGACAAGCTCGCTTGGGTACACTCTGGAGGCTAACGGAGGCCAGTTGATTTTGACCGACAGCGCAAACCCAGGCGCGTTGTTACTCGGTAAAAACGGAATCAACGGAATCAGCGGAACCACTGGTCAGGATGTAATTGTCGAATACTATTAAACCATGTCAGGATTTACACAGATAGGCGTAGGGTCGAGCGCCAACGACGGAACCGGGGACGCATTGCGGACGGCGATGCAGGCGGTAAATTCAAATTACGGACGGACGACCAGAGCATTAGACAGCGTCACCGATCTCGCATCTGAAGCGGCGGCGGCGGGTTATACCAGGATAGTCACTGACTCTGATCGAGGCGGCGTGTTTAAAGCCGTTAATAGCGGTGTGCCTGACAGTGGTTTAGTTTTTGGCAGCGCGACAGCCGGATGGACTTGGCAGAGAGTTTACGAAGGCGCGATAAAAGCAACATGGTTTGACGTGACCGCTGACGGATCTACGGATGACAGAGACGCATTGCGATTAGCATTGTTGGCAGCCGATGGGAAAACATTGTCCTTGCCAGATGGTGTTATTGTTGTGGGATCTCAAATATCTATCACGCTAGAAGAGATCAACATTGAGGGTCAGAATTCGACTATTAAAAGCGGGGCAGCAATCAGTAATCCAATGATCCTTTTGACATCATGCAGCAAATTTGATTGCAGGGGAGTCACATTTGACGGCAACTCAAACGGGACTTTGATAGGCGTCAGGATTAACAACGATGAGGACTTAAACGGGCAGTCCGTTTATTTAGACAACTGTATTTTCAAAAATTTCACAACATCAAACGGCAATGAAAATCCTTATGGGTTTTTAGCCTATGGATCTTTTGAAAATGTCATTGTTGAAAACTCAAAATTTGAAACGATCCAAAACACAGCGGCAAGTGGAAACAGAATATCAAAAGGAGTTTACGCTGATTCTGCATCATCTACGCGAGGCACAAAACATTTTTTTGTAACGAATTGTATATTTGACACGATCACGCCATCAAATGACGCAGACGCAATTTATCATGAATGGTTTGATGGAAGTGAGGACGCGACATTGAACGTGTCTGGATGCGTGTTTAACGATGTCGCTAAACGATGTGTTAAATCACAAATCAAAGGTGTAACGTATGTAACAAACTGCCGAGCAGAAAACACTGCCGTAGATGCTGTAACGTGTGTGGATTTACAATATGGTGGCGGAATTATTTCAGATTTTACGTATGTGTGTAACAGCACATCCAATTCACCAACGTATTTATTCAAAGTAAGCCGAAACAGCGACACAACAGATGGTGTGCTCATCAAAGGGATCAAAGTGATGGGATCTCAAGATTTTGATGGGGCGATTGTTTTTATTGATCCAGAGAGCGGTGAGAAGAATTTTGATTTCGTCCACGTCGATGATGTTCTTGTAAGCGTATCAATTCCAAGATTTGCGATCCATTACGCAAACGGAAACGACGTAAACGTGGCTCAGGTTGACGAGATCAATTTTTCTAATATCAGATTAAAAAATCTGACTGGAGAATTTATTGATCTTTGGAGAGGTGGAGCGATTGCTGGCACGGCTGGAAACCGATCGCTTGTTAATGTCGGAGTTAGGAACATTACAAACCTCGGAACATCTCAAAAGTTTTACAACTCTGGAGCGTCTGGCAGCGCGACTAACAACGGGTTGAATTTGTTGAGATGGGAAAACATCAAAGGCATCACGTTTGAGGACAGCTATTCTGCCGGTCAAATTAGCAACACAGCACACACGATTGAAAATGGATTGATATACAATTTAACTGGGCCTAATAACTCAGTTATTCCGGCTGTTAAGGAATTGAAAGTTGCTGACATGAATAGCAACCTGAAAGTATTTGACGCTGACACAGATATTTCAGTTGCAAACAACACCATTACAATATCAGCGCATCCGTTTGTAAACGGTGAGCAGGTAGCGGCTGACTCTGCTGGGAATACATTGCCGACAGGGATGAGTGAGGGTGTGAGATATTATGTTTCTGTCGTTGATTCCAGCACAATAAAACTTTTTACGAATCCAGACCTTGTTACTGGAGAAGTTGATATTACCGCAATCGGATCTGGGCAATGTCGAATCATTGATCTAAACGACATCTTTAAAATTGAATTAGTGCCAGGTGTCACTGCGGGCGACGAAAGGGCGCACATTAGCACAGCCTTTGTAAAATGGCAGACAAATAAAACAGCGGCTCCTTACGGGTCTTATATTGCCGAGGACTGGCTGACATGCGTCAGGGACTCAGCTACAACTCTGTATCAAGTCAATCAAATCAACGAAGTAAAAAATCCGGGGTCAGGATTTATTGAGCCAAAATGGGTTTTTGATTCGGTCGCTGCGAGCATGTATTTTACATCTAACGTACCTGATTATTCTGGAGTCATTTATATGATCCATTTCTTGTCGGGGTTAAGCGGTGCATCTGGCACAAGCAGAACCCTCGGAACCTTTAAATGGATGTTTTAACCCATGCCATACATCATTCCATCATCAGCAGTCACGCCGGGAACTGTTTATCAACCTGGCAAAGGTGTGCCAGCCTATATTACAGCCAACGCCAGGGCTATGGCGTGCATAAAAGGCGGCGCGTTGTCAGCAACTCACATGCTTGACCAGTCACCGCGTAACAACGGCACGCGCAGGACTGGGGAAAAGGGAAGATGTTACACGGCTGACGGGACTGATGACGAAGTCAATTACGGCGACATCGGATCAGCAATTTGGTTTAGCGGATGGGTCAAGCTCAACTCTGACGATCAATGCTTGTTTAGTTTGTCAAACGACACTAACACTAATCTCATTGTATCATCTGGAGTATTGACCGCTGGAGCCACATTGACGCTTTCAGCGATCAAGGTGGACAACGTGACTAAAACCGCATCCGAGGCTGGCGCATTACTAAACGATAATCTCTGGCATTTCCTATCATGCGGGATCGGTGACGGGCTGGGGGGCGCATCCACTGCGGACGATGTCAGATATTTTACCGATGGCACAAACCACGGATCTGTAAGCGGATTTGATTGGCGATTTTGGGCGACGGCTCCGACTGCTGACGAATTGACCGAGGCTTACAGTGGCGAGTCAACAAACCGCAACTCAGCCAGTTTGAGCAAGTACGCGCTCTGGTCCAAGATGGATGAGCAGGGCGGGACTACATCTTACGACTCCAGCGGCAACGACTTGACCGGCACAATCACAAACGCGACGCTCGCCACCTTCCACGCAACACAGGACATTTGGAGTTTTCAGAATCAGGTTGGATATAACCTAAGCGGATCGGTTTATATACCAAGAGACGAGTCCGACCCATCAAACGACGTTCTCGGAAATCCGCTCATCTACTCGGGACGCAGGCCGAACGATTTAAAAATCAATGACAGCAACTGCTTAAAACTCAACGGAATTAATCAGGCTGTGAGGGTTATTGATAATCCGGCTTTTGATATAACCGATAATTTAACCATAATGGTTTGGCCTAAATTTAATTCAGCTACACCTTCAAACCAAACAATGTTAGCAAAACATGATATTGGTTTAAATTATAGGGAGTATTTATTTAGGATCGGATCAAGTCAAAAATTACAATTTTATATAGGTGATGATGGTGGGTCATCTGCGATTGTAATTGAGAGCGATTCAGCTCTATCTGACCTAGATTCTTTTAATTTATATTCATGCACATTCCAGTCTGGTTCAATTGTTTTAAGTAGAAACGGGATTCCACTTCCCAGTACAGCGTCGGGAAATGTTCCAACATCGTTGACGCCGAATTTAGCGGACTTATCAATTGGATGTTTTTTTAATTCTGGCTCTAAAACATCTCTCATAGACGGTCAACTATTTGACGCAAGAATCTACAACCGAGTTTTATCAGCGTCAGAAATCCAATCCATTTACGAAGATTCCAGAAACCTGACCGACGACGCAAACCTTGTCGGAAGGTGGAAATCTCAAGAAGGGGCTGGGGCTGTTGTTTATGACTCATCTGGCAACGAAAACCACGGCACAATCGAAAACGCAGCGTCAAATTGGGGAGTGACTCAGGATTTGGTGCATTCAAATTTGTTGGAAGGATTTTCTCTTTACGAACACGCATCAAGTGATCCTATTAGAGTCCCATTTGGATCAGATGGTCAGCCGTTATCAATAACACCTCCAACGGGGTATTCTAAAACCTCTGACTATTACGCGGGCGACTACCACAACGACGCAGAGACGACCGTTGATTTTGATCCAGACTCAACGCCGGAGATGGGAGCGACGCAGCTTGGCATTACGGTTCCATCAGCTCACGCATTCGGGGACGCATTTACAGCCAGCGATCAAATTTTCTCCCGCCAGCGCACTAAAACCGAGGATCGTTTCTTGGTGTTTACTGAAGCGCAAACCGGATCAGCTTTAACCAACATCCAGAAATATACTCAACCATGATTAAAGTAATCGCTCCAGACGCTAATTTCCTGCCGGCTTACATGTCCGGTAAATGGTGGGACACGCAGTTGATTCAGACTGCCGCCACACGCCAATGCTTTGTTAAACGGATCTCAGGCGGTGATAGCTGCATTGAGTTTCCAGACGCGACGCTCCTGCCATTGACGGCTTTTCTTGGATCAGCTCCAGATGGGTTTGTGATCCATAATTGGCCATGCTTCCTTAGTTTGACAGCTGCCAAATATAACGATCCTGTACCGGAAGGAATCCATGACCGGATCATCACGGACGACGAGGGGGTTGAGACCGTTAAAACCTGGGCGCAATGGGGCAGCTCAGCGCATGTCGATTTAACAAATGGCACTAAAGGCATCCCGTTGGTTCACAATTACACGGCATGCACAAACGTCGAGGCGGTGACGTTGTATGGGCTGGCGGGCTATACATTGCTTGACACGGCATCGTATCGGGCATTGATGCCAGTATCAGAGGGTGTTTAAGTTTTACATTTTGGCGGCTTTAGTCAAAATGAAATTAACGATGAATCACCCGAACATTATCCGCATCGGAGACGCTCTGGCAGTTACAACGCTGGCGCTGACTGCCGCTCAGATACAACCATATATCGGGATCATCACCGGCATTTTGGCATCCATTTTTTATATCACTAAAATTCTGGACTGGTGGAAAGATCGTGAGCGCAGAGACTAAACTCCTATTGACCCGCATCAGCCGGCCATTGCTTGCTTGGTATTTCGCATTACTATACGGAGGAGGTTATGCCGGGTTATGGGAGACGGATGAGCATCAGGACAAGTTGCTTGGAACAGTTGTCTTAATGGTGGCGCTGTTTTTCTTTGGTGAGGGCGCGGCGGCCAGGTTTGGATTAGGTGATGCGTTGGCGGAGCGCATTAAACCGCAACCACAACCACAACAGCCGGAGGTTAAAAAGTGAGGACGTGGGCGCATGCCATATTGATCTGCATCATCCTGACCGGGTGCCTGGGTGGTGTTATCCGACTGCCAGACGGGACGGAGGTCAGGCAGCCATCACAGGCCAACACGCCAGCGACTCTGACCACTGCCGACGGGGTGACGATCTCCACAGGCGCGGATCTGCCACAAACAGCTACCGAGATCCGGGAGAGCGCGCGGGCTAAGCTCGTTTGGATCGGGGCGGCCTGCATTGTTGCCGGGATCGCCATCGCAACCTGGGGAGGATATCCAACGCCAGGCATTGGCGTAGGAGCTGCCGGGGCGTGCATCCTGCTGGCACAGGCATATCCTTGGGCATTGTGGTTGTGCGCCGGGTTGGTGGTCCTGTCAGGTGGGGTATATTTTGCGCACGAAATAGGATTGCAAAAGCCCACTCCCAAATAATTTTGGCCAGGTCACGAGGTCAAAAAACGGATTCGCTACCCGTGGAAGCCGTCTCTCAGAAATGGGGGGCGGTTTTTTAATGCATGAATGTCAATGGTTTGCGGATAAAAATGAACAAGCGATTCAAAAAAGTGAACTCTTTGTTCAATTTTTTATTGACGCCAGTTCAGGGTTGTGGAATAGTTTGAACATCGACAGCGACAAGAACATTAAACATCACACACACATGACACTGACACAGGAATTCATTAAAAACCAATGGCACATGATCGACGTTAACACAATGCCTTCCAACGGAACAACACCGCGTGCGTTGGATGGGTTGAGTGTGGTTGACTCTGATACTAGTTTGCAAAACCTGCGCAGGCGGATAGCCAAAACGCATCAGTACAATTCATTCAAATGCGTTTGGATGCCGAATAAAAAATCAGCAAAATAACATCATGGAAACGAGAAAAATAACCATAAGGGAAATTATATCTGATTATAACCTCTGGATGGAATACGTTGACCCGTCCGGGGTTGACTCAGAACAAAAATTTAACTCCATGTCATTCGGCGAAAAGCTGGACATCATCAAAGTTTGTTTTGGCATTGAAACTATATAACGCCATGGAAACACTCAGATTTCTCATATACTCGCTGTTATGCGCGTTACGTCCAGGCCCGTTAGATGAGGCCGCCAGCGCCGACCAGGACGCCACAGAATTTCCGCGTTAGCGGATTCCCACCATACCAACCAAAACTCACCTCGCTCCGGCTGGATACCGGGGCGAGGCTTCAAAAAGATCCTGCGCGTTAGCGGTTGAAACCTTTAACGCCTGGGATCACCGGGGCAGGCATGAAGCCTGTTAATTTAGTCCACGCCGATTGAGCGAGTCACTCGAATCGGCAAACCCTGCCTCCCGCGTGGGATGTGCAGGGACAATTTCCGGCGCAATAACGCGCCAGAAAAACTAAACATAAATCTTGGTCGATTCAGTGTTTAGTCACCTATTCCCGGCTCCACGTGTGTGGATGCCCGGGAGGTTAACGGATTTCGAGGTAATTCCGCCTCGATAAAAAGAAACAAATCTCAAGCGTTTCTTTAACAACCCGGCCTCACGTGTGTGAGTGCCCGGGACAATTTTCAAAAAAATATCATGAAAAAAATCAGCGTAGTCAACGGAACAGAGGCGGCTTTAATTATGGGGTGCGCCAAAAGCAACGTCATTAACATCAGCGACAAACTCGGTTGGGAGTACGAGCGGCGCGGGAACTCTAAGTATTACCGACTAGCCGATATCTGCGGGCATGCCGGATGTACGCAAAAGGAGGGACTGCGGCGCGTCGATGATTATCGTGCGTCAAAGGGTTTGCCATCTGATGTCAAAATTGAGTTTCCGGGGGTGTCAAAATGATTCCTGCATGGACGCAGAAACACTGCGAGCCAGTGCCAGGCGAGTGGCACGAAAACCGGCGCCGGGTCATCACCGGGACGGACATCGCCAGCATAATGGGTGAAAATCCATATCAAAGCGCGTTTGAATTGTGGCTGAGTAAAAAGGGCGAACTGGAACGCCAGCCAGACAATGAGGCTATGCGGATCGGGCGCATTGTAGAACCTGGACTCAGGATGGACGCGACACAGCGTTACGGTGAGGTCGCCGAATGCCTCAACATGCTCCAGAGTAAAAAATGGACTATCATGGGAGGCACACCGGACGGACTCAGAGTTGAAGCGCCTTGGTTGTTCGAATTTAAAACCGCCGGGATACGCAATAGCTGGGCAACGTCCGACCTGTCACGGACGTCCTGGGGGCAGGAGGGAACTGATCAGGTGCCACCGCATTACCTGTATCAGTGCATGTGGTACATGGGGTTGACAGGCGCGGATCAGTGTAACCTCGTCGCGTTGATCTCCAATCACGGCATCCTGGAATACATTATCCCGCGGGACCAAGAGTTGATCGAGTACATGGTTGAGCAGGCGCAAGAATGGTGGAATGTGCATATCGTTAAAGACATCCAGCCGGATCTTGAATGGTCACCTAAAGTTGAGGATTGGATCAAGCGAAGGTATCCGACCACAGACAAGGCCAAAGTCATTGAGGCCGATCAGGAAACGGCTGACATGATCCGCGAATATAGCACGATCCGATCACAGCTCAAACAACTGGAGGCGGAGGAAAAGCAGCTCAAACTGGAGTTACTGGAACGTGTAGGCGACGCCTATAAACTGACCAGCGACGCGGGAACGATCACATGCCCTGAAGTTAAAGGGCGCGAGTCAGTAGACTGGAAACAACTGGCAGATGATCTGCGAATTGATCCAGCAGTTATCGCCAGGTACACACGCACAGGAAAATCAACAAGACAATTCAGATTCAAGTAATAAAAGTTTATGAACAAGCATTTAACAAAACCGACAACGGATCTCAAAAAACTGATCAACAGCTCCACCATGATGGAGCAATTCCGTAGAGCATTGCCGAGACACCTGTCTCCAGATCGCTTCGCAAGGATCGCAATCACGGCACTGACTCGCACGCCAAAACTTCAGCAATGCACGCCGGAGAGTTTGATGAAGTGCCTGCTGGATTTATCAGCAGCAGGGCTGGAACCGGATGGACGACGAGCGCATTTGATACCATACGGAAACGAATGCACGCTGATTATTGATTACAAGGGACTGGTCGAACTGATCCGCAGAAGCGGCGAAGTTGTTGGACTGCGCGCTGAAACCGTTTGCGAGTTTGACGAGTTTTTCTGGATCAATGGAGAGATCACACACAAGGTTGACTGGAGACGACCAAGGGGTGAGGTCCAAGCTGTCTACGCTGAGGCAAAGATGAAGGATGGAGAGACTCAAACCGCTGTGATGACGCGGGAAGAGGTTGAAGAGATCCGAAAGAGAAGCCGAGCTGGAAATAATGGACCTTGGGTTTCTGACTGGTCCGAAATGGCCAAAAAGACAGCAGTGCGCCGATTGTCAAAGATGCTCCCACTGTCAAGCGAGGTGGCTCAAAACATCGCAGCAGACGACAACCAATTTGCTCCAGAGGATCGAATTGAAGCGGTTGAGGTTGAGTCTGAAGCCGTTGAAGAAAAACCAATCAGCCGAACAGAACAACTCAAAGCCAAGGCGAAAGCCGCTAAGGCAGATGCTAAGGCGCCACTTGATGAACTGCTGGACCTATGCGAGCGCGACGGGGTACGAGTGGTTGAGGATTTAATTCCTTGGATCAAAACAAACGACCCAGCCAGCGAGGAGTTTGAGACACTGACGGATTTGAGCCAGGCAACGCTTAAGCTGGTGATTAAATCCTGGGACCAAGTGGTTGAAGATGTGAAAAAGTGAACCCATTTGACAAAATGCGCTCCGACATTGGTCTAGTCGACACAACCAACGACGGGCCAAAGGTCGGAAATCAACGGCTGAAACGCTACCTTGAAAGCAAGCGCATTGGATACGACACAGGACTCAACATCCTCCAAGCTCATGGCGTTGTGTCTGATTGCGCTGAGTACATCGAGGACGTTTACGGGCCGGATCAGGTCAAGGCGATTGCGTGGATGAAGGTTAACGTCTGGCGGGATCGAAACGACAGACTTAAAGTGAAGACGGATTTATGACAGAACTTGAAAAATTGAGAGCTGAAAATCAACGGCTTAGGCAGGCATTGGAAACCACGCGCGGAAATGTGGACTCTTTGAGGTATTGCATGCAAGGCCAGGTCGTCACGTTTGACCGGTGGCTCTCAATGGTTGATGATGCGCTCAAACCCACTGACGATCAGCCGGAACTGTTTTAACCCATGGCAACAATACCAGACATAAACGTTGAAGTTTCTGATGCTAAAATATCAGAAAAGACTATTTCAACACATGAAAGCATCTGCTCGGGGCAAGTCGGTGTTTGGGGCAACAATTTGTTTTCGCTTGATTCGGTGATTTGCGGGGATAACTGCGAAGTGATGCGGCAATGGCCGGATGAGTGCATTGATTTGGTGGTGACAAGCCCGCCTTATGACGATCTGCGAACGTATGGCGGGCATAAATGGGATTTCTACGGCGTGGCTTGGAATCTTGCGCGACTGCTGAAACCTGGCGGAGTGATCGTGTGGAATGTGGCGGACGCAACGAAGGATGGGAACGAGTCTGGAACGTCAATGCGCCAAGCTCTGCACTTTCAGCAAATAGGGCTGAACCTCGCCGATACAATGGTGTATCAAAAGCAGAACTACCTTCCGCAAAGCGCGCCCGGACGATACGATCAAGCATGGGAATACTGCTTCGTGATCTGCAAGGGAACACCAAAGGCGGCAAACATGCTTAGAGATCGCCGTAACGCGAAAGCGGGGCAAACCTACAAGACCGGCGGCGGGCGCATGAAAAACGGCAAGACTGCTGAACTGGTCACAATCACCGCGCAAGACATGGGACTGCGCAACAACGTCTGGAGCTATCCAGTCGGCGGATACGACAACGGACACCCCGCGCCAATGCCGGAAGCGATGGCGAAAGACTGCGTGGCTACATGGAGCAATCCCGGCGATGTGGTGCTCGACCCGTTCGCGGGAAGCGGGACAACGCTACGCGCAGCAAAAGACTTCAACCGTCGATATTTGGGGATCGAGATCAATCCCGCATACGTGGAAATCTGCAAGGAGCGAATTTCGCAGGAAGTACTGCAACTCTTCATTCCACAGAACAGCAAAATAACCGAATAAATTTTCGCGTAACGTTTTAACCCATGCAACGCAGCGAGCAGGAGATCATCAGAGACGCCGTCAGGCAGCTGAACCGAGAATCTGATTTGTTGCTCGCTGACTGCATTGGTTTAGCTAAAATCTACCGGGACGAGATCAAACGGGAGTTGATCCAGTCAGGATCAGCATATCTGCCAGGTTTACTCGCTCTGCACGTCGTAGGCGATCCTGGGCAACGGTGGGTCCGGGTTGAGGTTAAGCCTAATGTGATTAAAAAATTGAACTCATGAAAAGTGAATTGTTATGCAGACAATGTGCGAAACAGATAGGCGGCTCATAAACGAAGTCGCTCAAATATGGGTGGATGGCGGCGGAGACGCTGAAGGAATCGTATGGCTATGGCAGTCAATAAAAGAGCGCGTCCAAGAAATTGAACATGAACGCAATCAAGAGTCCGAATAACAGCAAAATAACCGAATAAATTTTAACATATCATGATTGAGACACTTTTAAAACTGACCGGCATGGTCCTTCAGGTGATCGGATTATTAACAGTGGCAGTGGTGGTTGTCGCTTTATTGCTGGCAGTCACGGACGCATACGGGAGGGATGACGATGATTGAGCTGACATTCTGGATCGTCTGGCATGCCGTTTGCGGATGGTTCATTTGGCAACTCCATGCCGGGGAGTAAAAAATTTTAGGTTGACAAGCGGTAACTTTTCGCAACAAATGAAAACAGCATGAAACAAAAGGCTAATAATGGAAACTGAGTTACTTACTGTTAAAGAAGTAGCAGATATTTTGAAGTGTCACGTCAACACTGTCAGAGCGTTGATTAGGACAGAAACATTGCCTTCTAGGTGGATCGGCAAGAAAGGCTCAAAAGGGTTTTTGAGGGTGAAGAAAAGCGATGTTGTAAAACTTATTGAGCATAAAGGATTTTAATCATGGCAGGTGACTGGATAAAAATAAGGCATGCGCTTCCGAGATCCGGTCATGTTGTCCGCATTATGTCCGCTTGCGATGCGGACAAATTGCGGACGCTTGGCGGACTTGTGTCCGCATTACTTCTTTTTGACGAGCAGACACAAGACGGACACTTGTCCGGTTATAGTCTTAAAGCGTTTGATGAGACGGTCGGATTAACCGGTTTAGGCGCTGCTTTATGCGATCCGAAAGTGGGGTGGATGGAGGTTGATGAAGACGGTTTAACGCTGCTTGATTGGGATAAACACAACGGTTCCAGCGCGAAAAGACGGGCAAATGACGCGACCAGGAAAGCAAACAAGCGATCCGAAAAACCTGTCCGCATTTTGTCCGAAAAAAAACGGACAGTTTGCGGACCAGAGAAGAGAAGAGAAGAGAAGAATATTATTAACTCTCTCTCAGCGCGCGCGCGGGAAGATCCAGTTTTGGATCTGGACCAGGACGCCAGACAGGAGGCCTCGGTAGTTATTCCTCCATGCACAAAAAACGAGGCGGATCAATTTGGAGCGCAAACGGGCATTCCTGGCGATTTGGTGGCCGAGTGGTATGAGAAGCACGACAGCAACGATTGGCGGCCTTACGGAGGCAATCCGCCGATGACAACGAAGTCTTGGAAGTTTGACCTGAAGAACTTTTGGAAACACAGAAAGGCAAAGGACGATGAAAGACGAAATGCAGGAACATCAAATCAGAGAAATGGAGCGGAGGCGGTTGGAAAAGTTAGAATCAACGCGGCGAACGACAGAAACAACTTCGTCGATCAAGCCACACTTGACGCATACGCTCGAAAAGATCGAATCAAGGAAATCGCGGATCTTATCGGATTATGGATCAACACCGAACGATGGGGATCATGCACAACGCTCCATGAATGGTACGACGACCCGCTCATGCCAGACATCATCAGCTTCATCAGAGAAAAGGATGAACAACTTTTCAACAAAATTTCAAAACTCGGTTTTATTGATGCAGAATCCGGGAGGTGGACTGGACCGACTCGGCCAACACGTTGAAGACTGGGCCAGGCGCGTTTATCGAAACGAGCGACAAGGGACGATGATCATTCTCCACGGACCAAGTGGATGCGGGAAAACTATGGCTCTGGATTTTATGTTTTCCTGGGCGCGCCGAACCGCGTCCACAATGGAATGGCAAAGCAACTGGCATCATGTCCCTTCATCCATGCGCGTGAGTTGGCCGAAAACATGGTTTAGGCTGGAGCGGGATCGGGGCGCAGAGAATTATCTCTTGGAAGACATCCAGACAACGGACATACTGTTTCTGGATGACATCGGGGCAGAGGCGGACCGATTTAAAAGCAAAGAGTCAACTGCCGTTTTGCAATCTATCTTGGACTACCGCCAAAAGAAATTCACTTTTATCACAACCAACATTAAAAAGGAGATGTGGCAGGACCATTGGGACATGCGAGTGTCTGACCGGCTCAGGCGTAACAGCGCGGTTGATGTCAGTCTCTGGCACATGCGATCATTTAATCTTTAGTAAACTATGAGCAACACAATAACAGGACGGATCGACGTCACTAAAATTGACAAGGCGCGATTGTATAAGGGCCAAAAAGGCATATATCTTGACTTTGTATTGATACCAACGCCGAACGCCAAATATGACCAGACTCACATGGTTGTAGAGTCAGTCAGCAAAGATGAACGGGATCAGGGCATCAAAGGCGCTATTATCGGAAACGCTACAGAAATCATCAAGCGGGAGCAACGCCAAGCAAAAGACGAACCGCCTGCGCAGATGGAGCGACCTGGCTTTAAATATGACGACGAGGACGACGTGCCATTTTAAATTTTAATATTTATGTTGAAAACTAAAACAAAAAAAATATGAGCATGATTAAACAATTTATTATTCAAAAAATACCAAGCAAAGAAACTAAGCCATGGTTGCTCAATCGTCATTATGCACGAAGGATGTGTTCTATTTCTTATGCGTTTGGAGCGTATAGAGAAGGAATAAATTATGGAGTGGTAACGTATGGAACTCCTTCAAGCCCAAAATTACGCGAAGGAATAGCAGGAAAGGAATGGGCAGAGTATGTTATAGAGTTGAACCGTCTTTGTTGTGTAAGTGAAAAAAATCTTGCCAGTCGTTTAGTAAGTAAATCTTTAAAAATGCTTCCAAAGCCTTCTATAGTTGTCAGTTATGCCGACATAAAGCAAGGGCATATTGGATATGTTTACCAAGCTGCAAATTTTTTATATACTGGACTTAGCGCGAAACGAACTGATTGGAAAATAAAAGGCCAAGAGCATCTTCATGGAACAACCGTTGCGGATTTAAGCAGGGGGCAAAATAACCGAGTTGAATGGATGCGCAAAAAGTACGGTGAAGATTTTTATTTAGAAGAACGAACACAAAAGCATAGATATGTATATATATGTGCCAGCAATAAGCAAAAAACAGAAATAATTAAATCTTTAAAATACACTATTCATCCATACCCAAAAGGGGAAAGTGTTAAATACCATGCTGAAAATAAAATTGAATTGCAAACGACTTTTTCATTAAAATAAATAATATTTTAACCTATGCCAACACTATATCAAACACACACACTCCAGACCATCCATGACAATGAGTGGTATTGGGCCAGGGGCAAATACGAATACATGGCGCACTACGGACAGTGGCGCGCCAAGCAGGGTAAGGACATAAAAAGCCTTTCAGCAAATTTAAACTTTCAAATAGTAGGACCGATTCAGAAACCTGAAGATCATGAATGAAGTTGCCGCATGTAAAAACTGCACAGCAAGTGTCGAGATTGACGATGAGAGATGTTATCATTGCGGTACAATTTTTGATAAAAATCAAACGACCATGAATGAGAAAATTTTAAACAACTGGCAATTCCTGAACGCCAAGGCGGAGGAATTAAAAACCATCACACGCGCTTGCGATCCGTCAGAGCGAGCCGTCGAACGCGCCAAGGAGATCGCCAAGGAAATATGCGAAACAGCGGATCTGATCCAGCTGGGGGAAGAATTATGAATGGTCCATGTTACATTGGCATCGACCCGGGAAAGAACGGATCCATTGCGTTTGTGTCAGCATCCTGGCAGCCTTACACCGTCGCATTGGATTCAACTCCACGCGATATCTCCGACGCATTGGAAACCGTTACTTTAGAATACAACTGTATTGCTGTCATCGAGCAGGTCAGCAGCTCGCCACAGATGGGAGTTAAATCCGCGTTTACGTTTGGGCAGGGGTTTGGGATGCTTGAGGGGTTACTGACAGCGCATTGCATACCGTTTGAAAGAGTCAGGCCCCAAGTATGGCAGAAGGCGATGGGTTGCATGACCGGGGGAGATAAAAACATCACTAAACGCCGGGCGCAGGAGTTGTTTCCGAAAGTTAAAGTCACGCATAAAATTGCTGATGCGTTGTTAATCGCTGAGTATTGCAGGAGGTTAAAATCATGAGTCAAATTACATTTGAAGCCGACGGGACCGCGATCTGGGCAGACACAGGCAGGCCGGTTAAAACGACAGTCAATTATTGCGCGCGGAAGCGCTTGGGAATCGAACACGCCAAGCCCACAAAAGCTATGGATGAGCCAGAGTGGATTTACGAAAAGCAGGTGAAGTTTAAAGACATCTCCCAAGGCATGCGCATACCTCCAGCGGAGCTTTACATCATGCTGAGGTCATTGCCATGCACGCAAGACGAGATGTACATGACGGATCATGTGGCGCGCGTGCTTAACATTCCTCCAGGGACGTTGGCGGGGAAATGCAGGGTGGCGAAAGCGAAGCAAAAAAAATAATTTGACAGGTGGGATTTAGTCGGGCATGTTGGCCGGCAGTCTTATCCACGGACTTTAAAACTATGAGAAAGCAAATCAATCAAACCCCAATCTCCCTGCATTGTGCGGCTCTCATAGGCCGGTGGAACTCAGTGTAGGGAGATTGGGGTTTTTTGTTATCTAAGCACAGCACAGAATGAAAACATTAAAACTCAGATGGGTCGGACAAACACCTTTGCTCATGTCATCGGACAAGCTCGCAAACCCGCTTTCTGCGGAGTACAAGGAAATGAAACCTCTGACCAAAAAGCGAAGCAAGACCGAAGACGATTACGAAACCATCATGAAACTTGAATGGAAGTATCTGATGTATTTCGACAAGGACATTGGACCATACATTCCAACCAACAACATCAAGCAGTGCATGATTCAAGGAGCGACTTTCAGACGGCTTGGATCAAAATTTACAGGGGTAATTATTAACGCTCCGAGCCTCAAGGTTAAGCTGGAGTACAAAGGCCCAAGAGACATGGAAGGGCTTCAAAAAAGATTTGACGATTTCCAACTCACTACAAGCGTTGTTGTCAGCCGGGCGCGGGTGATGAAATGCCGACCAAAGTTTGACGGGTGGTCAATCCAGTTTGAAGTCATTTACGACGAAGCTGATCTGACCAAGGAAGAAATCATTCAGGCATGTGAAGACGCTGGCAGTAAAAAAGGTTTATGCGGATGGCGCCCAGCATGTAAGGGCGAATACGGAAGATTTACGGTTGAAACCGTTTGAGACATTCCCGAAAGGGTGAACATAGCCAAGCCGAGCAAAGCAAAGCATAGTCTAGCACAGCGAAGCGAAGCCGAGCATAGCGAAGCGTATCTAAGCAAAGAACAGACAAGCCGGAGTCTATAAAACACCGGCGCAATTTTTAACATGAAAACCTGGCAAAAAATTACAATCAAAACAAAGCTAGAGCCTGGCACGATCATCGGAGGCTGGACTACCGACGGCGTCTGGATGAAAGGGCGCGTCACTGAACACATGGTCCAAACAGGGCTTTACCTGATCGGGCATTTAGAGCCGACACACTGGACAAAGGCCGCTGCATTCTGGGACATTCCACGCGCTCCACGGGTGGAGGATTGTCAAATGATGGAACCAGCTTGGTAAGATTATGGGATTAAAAAAAGTCACATTTGGCAAACCGTCAAAATACCCGCTGACCTATTCAGTGGTCGTAGGCAACACCGTATCACGCTCGCTGATGTTTCACGGATCTCATCAACTGGCAGAGCAAACCGGATTCGTTTATGGTGATTTTTATGAGGTATATTTTGACAGCCATGCCTGCGCGATGCAGATCCAGAAATTAGGCGCCAAGAAACGCGATAGCCGACAGATGAGACGCATGTCACACAAAGGGAAAGTGGTTGGAGGTTTCTGTTTCTCGTTCACGTCGTACCCGTTTGAGGGTTTCTTTCCCAACGGCAATCAGATACCATTGGAAATACTTAAAGCTGAGCCTGGGGTTTTGCTTTTCAGAATCCCTAGAGATGTCCCAAACATAAACACAAACACAAAATCATGATTGAATTATTTATATCAATGGCAGCGTTGGCGGCGGCATCTTATGCCGTCTGGATCTCGTCTGGCGTCACATCATGCCAGCGGGAATTAAAATCACTTGAGCGGCGCGTTAATGGCTTTCGCGATGATATGCTGGAATGGCTAAATAGAACGAACTCGCTGGAAGACAAAGCCAAAGAGTTTGCGCGGTGGGATCAGGATATTAGAAGAAATATCCGTGAGATGGACAGATTGCATAGTAATTGGATTAAATCTTTGACTGACCGGGTCAATGAGCAGCACGAAAGCACACAGAAGGTTGCTAAACTGATTGACACAATGACCCAAGAGATCCGCGGTGAGTTGTCAATCACAGATGTCAGCGTGGAAGAACTCAAGATCCAGATCATAAAGTGCCAGGCAGAACAGCAGCGCATGCAATCAGCGATGAAGGAAAACCGGGATGCGTTGGTCAAATGGTTTGAGGGTGAGTTGTGATAATCCATAACCATCCAGTTATATTTCAAATGAGCAAAATTTTGCGCTGTCGATTTTTATACAGGGGGGCATGGTCGAAGGCTTCCGCGCCAGATCCAGCGGTGGTTTCCACGAACATCGCCGATTCCATTTATGTGCCAATTTTTTAGCACTTAGCACCCAAAATTGGGAAATATTCCCCAATTCTGGCAAAATAAACCAAATTTGAAGCAAAAAGCTACATATTCGTACAGTAAAACAACAATCAAAGCACGGAATCAGAAATTTACTCAGGCGAGTTTCACACAAGAGAAAAACAATGAAATCATACAAGCTGCATATCATTGGGACAGCATCACCAATCGTCATTTACGCAGACCGGGTAAAAATCGACCGAGACACGCTTATTTTTTTCGTCAGGGAGAACGGAGCCGACAACGTAGTCGCGGCATACGCTCCTGGGACATGGCACAGTTTCGAGGAGGTGACTAATGCCAGCGCCTAAGGCATACACAGCAAACGAACTCAGCAACCTACTCGGGGCGGACCGGCGCCGGATTGAGTCTGTCCTGGAGTCGCTCAACATCGAGCCAGCCAAGCGACGGCGCCGGAATGCGAAGCTCTGGCACATCAGCAAGAGCGCATTTGAGGAACTTGAGGCCAAGTTAAAAGCAACGGCCTGGAGAGCGCCACAGGGTGAGCTACCTCTGGATCTCAAAGAGGAAAAGCTGAAGGAGGAGGTCGAACACTTACGACTTAAAAACCGAAAACTCAGAGACGAGGCGACACCAAACCGCATCCTGGCAGAAATCTTTGGAGGGCTGGCGACGTTCACAGCTTCGTATCTCACCCAAAAACTTGAGATCGAAAACCCGGTCCAAACTGCCGGGCTGGAGCCTGCTGAGATCCGGGAGATCAA